TGCCGTCCCAGACGAAAATCCCCTGGTGGCGCGGGTTCGCCAGGAGAAAGCCGCCCCAGTTCCCTAGGCTCCATGTCATCGGGAAGTAGTCGGCGACTGAGGGCGTGCCGTAGGTCCCGATCCCATATTCGCCGGTCCCGTAGCCCGCGCCTCCGGTCCCGTCGATTGAGCCCGCGACGAACTCGGCCGGGGTCACGTCGTAGAGAACATTGTCACGCCAGACCGACAGGCCGTTGTGGCGGCCAAAAGCAATGTTGAGGTCGTTCGTGCTGTCGGTCCACGACAGCACCGACCGGCAGACGCCGCCCAGGTTGTCGAGAATCAGCCGCTCCCAGCCGCCCTTAACCTGCCAACTGTCGCCGTAGAAGCGCGCCAGCGAGCCATTCAGCCAACGGCCCTGCTCGGCGAACTGGGTATCATCGTTCACAAGGCCGGTCGGCGGGAAAAAGGGGAGATTGGCCATCGCCGGGCGCCCTAATTGACGTACAGGACGATGACGAGGGCAGGCCCGGCCTGAACACCGACCACGCTGCCACCCGCCGCGCCGCAGCCCGCACCCACACCCGCTGGTGAAGTCACCCCGCCGCCGCCCAAGCCGCCGCGCCCGCCGATGAACGGCAGGTTGGCCGGAGCGCCCGAGCCACCGGAATTGCCCGCTTGATGCAGGCCGCCGGGGCCGCCACCGGTGCCGCCGCCGGGCAGGCCGTCGAAGGCGCCCGCCCCAGGAGCCGCCGAACCGTTGAGGTTCACGTCGCCGCCAGTGGCCACGCCCGGCGTCGGCGCCGCGCCGCCCTGCGCCGATCCGGCGCTGGCCACAGAACCATCTGGGAAGGTGATCGTGGTCGCCCCCGGAACGCCTGTGTAGACCGGCACCACCAGCGTCACTATCTGGCCAACCGCCAGGAACCGGGTCACCTCGACATAGCCCGCGCTGGCCTGTCCGGGGTCCGTCAGGCCCCCGCAACTGCCGCCGACCCCCCAGGCCACGAATTTCCAGAAACCGTCGCGCGGCACCGTCAGCGCATAAGTTCCGGCAGAGTAGTTGGCGACAAAATTGAACGCCCCGGCCACAGGCTTTTTGCCGCCGAGCGATTGGCCCAGGAAACCGGCCAGATGATCGCCGCCGTTCAGCATCTCAGTAGGCGCCGCCTTCGCAGCGCACCACCAGCGCCGTCTGCGCCTTCGACACCGCGACGTTCAGGCCCTCGTTCGGGCCAAGGTAGAGCGGGTTTGCTTCGCTGAAGCCGAAGTCCAGCGGCGGGATCGCCGCGAGGTTCCCAGCGGCAATCGCCACCACCGGCACGGCGATGGAGCGGATATGCCGGTTGTTCACCCCGTCGAAGGCGTAAAGCTCGCAATCCGAAGTCACCGTGGTCGCCGCCGGGACCGCCTGAATTTTCGTGATCCGCGCCCCGTTCGGCTGGCCCGCCAGCAGAGCCACGGTGTTACCCGGCGTGGTGTAGTCGCCCACCCCAGCGGCGCCGAGCTTGCAGGCCCCAGTGATCGGGGCCTGCGGCGTGATGATCGAGTTGGACTGAGCGGGCGTGGGCATGGTCGCATCCCAATAGGCGCCGCCTTCGGCGCGGACGAGCAGGGCGGCCTGCGCCACCGAAACCGCCATCGCCAGCGCCTCGCCGGGGGCCAGGAACAGCGGGAAGGAATCGCTGAAGCCGAAGTCCAGCGGGTCAATCGCCAGGACGTTGTTCGCGGGCACGTTCAGCAGCGGCACGGCCAGCACCCGCAGCAGCCGGAACACCCCGGCCTTGACCCCGTAAAGCTGGCAGTCGGAAGCCACCCGCGCGCCGCTCCCCAGGCACGCCCACACCCGCGTCAGCCGCGCGCCCCCAGCGCGGGCCGCCAGCACCGGCGCCGTGGAGGTGGGCACGTCGTAATTGGCGTTCGCCGGGATCGGCCCGAACGTGGTCCCGGTGCCGGTGATGATCGCCTGAGGCGTGACGATTTTGTTCGGTGCGACCGCCATCCCCGCCCTCCTAGAGCGACACTGCAAAGGCGATGGCTTGCCCCAGGGTGTTAACCAGGGCCGCCGACAGCCCGATCACGTCCGCCGTGCCGATGAAATCCGGTTGCCACGCCTCAACAGGCGGCGCTCCGATCATGCGGACCATGAGCGCCTTCCCGTTCTGACCGGCAGACGGCGGCAAAAGCGCCGTCCCGGCCGAAATCGCGGCGTTGATGTAGTCGATAGCCGCCTGATCGCCGTCCGCGATGAACTGGCGAAGCGTCTTGTTCGACAAGTAGATTTGGAACACCGATCCGGCGCCATCCGCAAACACCGGCCCCATGTCGCCAGTCTGAAAAACCCCAGTGATCGCGCCGCCCTGCGAAATCGACACCTGACCAGCGGCGTTATTGCGGACGAAGTAACCCTTGGGCACCGGGGGAATAGTCACCGTCCCGCCCGTCCCACCGGTCACGTCGAGGAAGGCCATACGCGCCTCATCCGGGGCGCCGTTGGCGGTGGTCAGAACCTTGATCCCCGACAGCACGAACGGCAGGCGGCCGTTGATGTTGTCGTCTATCAGTTGGAAAGCGCCCTGGTTGAGGATCACGCCCCAGGTGTTGTTGTTTTCGCCGGTCGCCTGAAGGACGAACCGGGCTGAAGCAGTCCAGTTCGAAGGCATCAGACAGGCCCTCCCAGCGGGATCGTCAGCCAGTTCACCCCGTCCGAAACCACCAGCGCGTGCTGATCCGGCACGACGGCGAAACAGCCGCGCCAGTCGGCGGGCGACGGAAGCTCGGCCTTGTTCGCCGCGAAAATCTCGGCAGGCTCAATCGGATGCACCAGCTTGAAATAAGCCTGTATCCGCAGCGAGAACCGATGCGCCCAGGACGGCGCGTCAGGCTCTAAAAGGTTCTGCGACGGGGCGCGGCGGATCACCATGCGGGTTGCAGCCTTCCCGTCGCAGTGCGGCGCGTGCTTTCGGCGCGAAGGCGCGAATAGGCGGCCTGCTCCTGCATCTGGGTTCCCAGCAGCCGAGGATCGGTCGCCACGGCCGACAAGTAGTCGCGATAGAGCCTGATCTTAGATTGGGCGACGATGAGGTCTTGGCCCTGGTTCGTCCAAAAGTTCTGGTCGGTGTCCGCCAGCAGCGGCGGGGCCACGTCGATTAGAAGGTCCCAAGCCAGCGAGTAGGCCGCGTTGGGCGTTGGGAACAGGTAGACCAGCAGACCTTTGACCAAGTAATCCGTGGGCTGCCCCCGGACGTTCGGCTGCATGAACCGTTCGAACTCGTCTATTGACCGGGCGGTGAGCGGCCATCGCGTGTTTCCGTTGTTTTGCTCAAGGTAAAGGCCGTCGATGATGCGGGCTCCGGTCGGCCATGGTATTGTCGGTTGACCCGGCGTCGTCAGAACCAACTGGCGACTTTCATTGAACCACCAGCGTTCGGCCGCATACTGGTCTATGGCCTGCGCGATGACGTTTTGAAATTGTGCAGCCAGATCATCGGCGAGGTCGTCGCGCGTCGTCTCGCTGATGATCCTTGCTTTCAAGTCGCCAAGCGTCGCCATACGCCACCGCCTAGTAGAGCCCGGCCAAGTCGTCGGGGTTCGGCTGGCCCATCCCAGGCGGCAGCAGATTGTTCAGGAAGCCCTGCCTGCCGCCGAGGCCCATAGGCGCCTGTGACACCGGCGCCCCATAGCCGGGGGCCATCACGTCGGCGGGCGACGGCATAGGGGCGGGCGCGGGTCGCTGCGGCGCCGGAGCGCCAGCGCCACCACCCGCAAGATGGGAAATGTCGTAGGCCTCAGCGGGCATGATCGACTTCTGCCCCTGCGCGATCAGGGACGTGAGCAACGGGCTCAGAAGACCCTGCTGACCGGGCTGCTGGGGATAGGCCACAACGCCCCTATCCAGGCCCCGGCAGGTAATCCAGCCAGACAGTCGCCACGCCCTGCGTCGGGGCCGGGCCAGTCCCCGCAATGGTCCCGTAGATCGGCGTATCCACCCCGAACGGCCCCATCGCCGCGATGGGCGCAGCCGTATCGGTGCGCGCCAGCGTCTTGAGGTCGGTCGCAGCCAGTAGTTGCGCGCCGCCCGGCGTGGTCCCAACCGCTATCGTGTTGGTGGTTCCGTTCCAGGCCTGCGAAACCAGCAGGTGCGTGAGGTTCAGGATCGCCCCGGCCGGAAGGACGCCGACGACGCCCGCGACCTGTCCAAAGCCGAACTGCTGGCTGATTTCGTGAATGACTTGAAGGTGAGTTTTACGGCCGCCTGTCGGCATGGGTTTTCTCCGCTATCCAGCGCCGGGCAGGAAGTCGATCCAGACCGTCCAGACACCCTGGGTCGGCGCTGGGCCGGTGAAAGCCGCCGTCCAATAAATCGGCGTATCGACGCCGAGCGGGCCGCACACCCCGGCAGGCATGAGGTTGTCCGAACGGATGGGCACCGTGAGGTCGATCCCGCCCTGAAGATTGGCGCCACTGGGCGGCGGCAGTGTCCCCACGCCCCCGGTGTTCGTGGTCGAGTTGAACGCCTGCGAAATGACGTTGTGGATATTCCCCATGATCGACCCGGCCGGGAGAACCCCGATCAGACCACCGGCCCCAGAGTTCGGCCCGATCTGCACTGAGATTTCGTGCAGGAAAGGAAAATGTGTTTTCCGCCCAGCAGGCATAGGAACGCCCCTTACGGCGTGAACGTCGGGGCGACCAGCGTCCCGAAGTCCGCGTTATTGAAGCGAAGCTTC